CTGCCGCAGGTGCCAGCGCGAACGCTACCAAGGCGGGCAACGGTGGCAACGGGACAAGCTCTAACCTGACAGGCACTCCGACAACCTACGCAGGCGGTGGTGGCGGTGGGGTTTATCTGTATGGGGGCGGCTCGGCAACTGCTGGCACAGGCGGAGCCGGTGGCGGTGGCAACGGATCGGCAACCAGTGGCGTGGCGGGTGCTAACGGCACGGTAAACACGGGCGGCGGCGGTGGTGGCGGTCGAACCAGTGACCCATCTGGACCACATTCATCAGGCGGCAGCGGTGGCAGTGGCATTGTGATCGTCAGATTCCCGTCAACAAATAACATCACGATCGCAGCCGGATTGACTCACAGCAATACAACTGTCGGGGCAAACAAAGTCGTTTCATTTACGGCAGGCACAGGGAATATCAGTTTTTCATGAGTGTTGATTATTACGCATTCCTTGACCAGTCAAACACCGTTATCGAAGTTATTGCGGGCGTGCAGCAGGCCGGTTCTGATATAAACTGGGAAACATACTATAGCGGTGTCCGCAACCTGCCCTGCAAGCGAACCACACTTGACGGATCATTCCGAAAGAATTACGCAGGGATTGGCTATAAATACAGCGCGGCCCTTGACGCTTTCATTCCGCCCAAGCCAGGGCCTGATGAATATTACACGCTTGACCAGCAGACATGCCGCTGGAAGCTGACGCCAGAGGGCACTTTTAATATTGTGCCCGAAGTTGTCAAAGCTCATTTCGACACGATTGCCAGACAGCGAGAATATGACAGTCTGCTGACCATCGACACATATAAAGGCTCAAATGTACCGAAATGGGCCACAGAACATGCCGCTTACTTTACATGGCGTGATCAGTGCTGGCTGGTCGTCTATCAAATTCTGGCCGACGTTCAGGCTGGACTGCGACCCGTGCCAACGCCTGACCAGGTGATCAGTGAACTGCCTATCCTTGTGTGGCCATCATGAGCGATCAACCAAGCCAATCACCTCGCGAACTGGTTGAACAGTTGAAGGCTCAGGGCCTGACGTTTGAGCAGATTGTGGCTGAACTCAAGAAACGTGGCATTAAGCTGGGGGGCCAGAAATGACAGACATCGTAGGGCAGATCAATAAGCAGCAGATCAGTAAGACAGTCAAGCGGGCCGCCCTTGCTGGCCTGCTGGCCATCTTGATTGTCGTGGAGGCCGATCTGCCCGCCATCGTTGAAGCCTCGACACCCGCTGGCGTGGTGCTGGCCATTGTGATCAGCCAAGCGATTTCATTTCTCAAGTCAGGCAAAGAGTTTAAGGGAAAGTGAAAATGATTCACTCACATCAGGACGATGGCGGCATGATGGATGACGGAGGGACAATCCCCTCACTTATCGCTGCGACTCTTTATGGCGTAGGTTCTTTGTTAGGGATCGCCAATGTGGTGACACATCCGCAACCTAATGAAGAGACTATCATGCATCTTATCGTTCGCCTCTTGCCTCAATTCATGTTTGCATCGGCGGCATTGCTGCAAGCTATCGCAGTGGTTTACAGCAAAATCCGTAAAAAATAAACGTCCGTCAACCATTTTCGTGATGTCAGGAAAATGGTTTTCTCAGTCCCGGAAAGGCAGGTGATCAGTTGTTTGGTGAAATAGTGGTCATGTACGGTCTTCAATGTCAAACGGGCGACTGCTCAAAGAACGTCCAAATTTCGCCCGTGGTGGCGTCGCCGGTGGTGATAGGTGAAATCTATCGACCAACGCTGTTAAATCGCGTCCTGCGCAAACCTAGGCCAGTCTATGCCGTTCCCGTTCTGATTCTTCCAAGCCAAACCAAGAAAGACGAGGTGAAGTGATGGCTCTTGACCCAGAGATTCAGACCCAGCTTGATACGCTGGTTGCGGAAGTCACCAGCAAATTTGCAGCCGAAAAGCAGGCCGCCGTTGATGCGGTGAAGATCGAAGCCGATGCCGCGATTGCATCCGCCAAGAAAGAAGGGCAGGGCGAGCTTTTGCTCACGTTAAAAAGTGCCTTCGGACTGCCTAACTAAGGCCATTTTGTCACTTGCCGCGTGCCTATCGCTTTACTTTGGAAGTCAGAAGATCGGCACGCTTGGCGAATCCACCCAGACAACGCCAGAGCCAATCAAACCGGCATGGCTGACGTTGGTTTATGGCCCCAGGTCGATTGACTGGATCGGCGACGAAAAGATCATGGCCGCAGCCACCAGTCGAGGCCAGCGGATCAGCTTTATCAGTGCCGATGATGCGGCCCTTGAAAAGCTGCATCTGAGTCCAATGGTTCAAGCGGTCGGCACGCCTTGTCTGATCTTTCAAGGGGCCGATGGCTTGATTCAGCGATTGGCAAAAGTGACCACGATTGACGAAGTTGTTAAACAGATTGAATCGATCAAAAATTAGTTGGCAACTGTAAACGGAAAATCAATCGACCTGACACCCACTGAAGGGATGCGGGCCGAGGCTGAACGCTACCGGAAATGGAAGGCCGACGGTCGCCGTGGTGGAACCGACACCGCACGGCGACGGGCCGACCAGATTCTGTCAGCAGGCGAACTGTCGCCAGATGTGGTAATCACGATGTCGGCATGGTTCGCACGCCATGAGGTTGACAAGCGGGCCACCGGCTTTCGCCCAGGTGAAGCGGGCTATCCATCGCCCGGCAGAGTGGCATGGGCGGCATGGGGCGGCGACGCTGGCAAAACGTGGGCAGACGCTAAGGCCAAAACAATTAAGCGTGCCCGTGGTGAGGCTGTCAAAGCACGCCAGACACCCAGACAACTTTTAGACGCGATGCCAGACGGTGAACCGCTTTACCGTGCGGCCCGTTCGATTCTGCTGGCAATCGGCAAACAACAGATTGAAATATGGCGGCGGTTTATTGAGCCACCAAAGGCCAAAGAATTTAACCCGCTTGACCCCTTTGCGGGTGCTATTGAAATGGGCAACCGTTTCATTCCGACCATCACGTCATATATCGACGAATCAGGCCGGGCGGCATTGGTTGAACTTGACCAGCAGGACGCAGATGATTGGCTTGTCAAAGCTCCGCATGTTATTGATGCGGCCCGCACTGCCACGCTGGACTTGTGCCAAGAGACAATTAACACATTCATCTTTGATTTAAATACGACACTTGACGGGATTCGTGAGGACATTGCCGAATCGATCCGCACCGGTGAAACGCTTGGCGATACGGTGGACAGAGTATCTCGCTGGGTGGATGAAAACTCTCGCTGGCGTGCCCGTCGCATCGCTGTCACTGAATCAGCACGAGCCTACAACCAAGGCCGCTTTGAAGCCACAAAAGGGCTTGATTTTGTCGCCGGTTATGAGCTGGTTCTATCGTCCGACGCCTGCCCACTCTGCCATGCGATCAAACGCCAATGCCCGGTTATTCCCAAAGATGGCACATTCGGCCAAAACGGCAAAAATGAGACGTATAAGAATCTGAAATTTCCGCCATTTCATCCGGGTTGCCGCTGCACGACAGTAGTAGTATTCGATGACGAGGTGCCGAAGGAATGGCCACGGCCCGTTAAGCCTGCCGATAACGGCTATATCCTGCCAAGTGATGCCGACTTTGCCAACGCCATTGAGGGCGGTTATGAGTCAGTCGCCATCGGCAACGCCAAATCAATCAACGCCTTTATTTTGACTGAATAACAGGGCCTGACAAATGGAAAAACTCGTGAAGGCAGTCGAAACGACTGTCAATGGCGGCGGTGCAGGCTCGTTCAAGGGCTATGCCGCAAGATTCCTGAACATCGACCGGCAGGGCGACATCATTCTGCCCGGTGCCTTTTCTGGTGCTATCCAGACATTTATGGACGATGGCGGGATGGTCTTGGCCGACCATGAAAACAAGACATCTGCCGTAATTGGAACACTGATCGATGCCCACGAAGATCGAAGCGGCTTAATGGTCGATGTGGCCTTATCTGCCACGAAATCAGGGCAGGAAGTCAGACAGTTACTTAAAGAAAAGGCATTGAGAAAAATGTCGATTAGTTTTTACGCCAAACGTCCGACACGCATCCCAGATTCAGCCATCCGCGAACTCTGGCAGAAATACAACTACACACCAAGCGAAGCCCAGAAGCAACTTGCGAAGTCAGGCGCAAACCTGATCAGTGAGGTGGCCGAGGTCTTGGAAGTCTCCATTGTGCCGATTCCCGCCAACCCCGGCGCGGAAGTCATCGCAGTCAAGTCTCACGACGACTGTGATGTACAGGCATCACCACCCACTGGCTTCGTGCAAGTGGCCGGTCAGTTGCTCGATTTCACCGCTTTAGTCAAGCGATGCGAGCTTGCTGATCGTGTCATTTCTGATTTCCAATCGCCAAACCGGCGACATAAGTAAGGAGGCCACTCAAATGGCTTTGACAGAGACTCGCACGGCTTCGGCGATTGCTGAAGACCGTCTCCGACTGGCTGCGCAGGTTCAGGGCTTGCGTGATGAACTGGTATCGGCTCCCGATGAAGTGCGTGCTGAAAAATCAGCCGACTTGTCGAGCCTGATGGACCAGCTCGAACGCTGTGACAGTGAATATCAACTGGCCGCATCTCTTGAGCGTGCGAACCAGATGATTGAAAAGATGGCACGTCAACCGAACAGGCCCGAACCGACCGTTTACGGGTCAAACGTCCAGTATCAACCGGCCCGCGTCTCATACGATGGCCGCGTGCTGGATAATGGCGGACTTGCCGATCCGTCTGACAAGTCGGCTCTTGCA